ATTAAAATACTTTTGGTCGTTTATATTATAATAATACGAATTATTAAAACCAAACATAGTAGGCTTACCATGATGCACCCACAACTTAACCATTATTTCAATATAATTATGTTTGTAATAGTCGTCATCCTCCCAGCAAATAATACAGTCGCATTTCTCTATATTTATAAGATTATTAAACCCCCTCCTATATCTCTGTGTTATATCTTTCTCTGTGCTTTCTGCTTTGTAATCGACTAACAACACAATATCCGGCTGTAACGTCTGCCTTTGTATCTGCCATTTAGCATGTTCTAAAAACTGCTTACGTTCTTCACTCCTTGTAGGAATAATAACACCTATTTTAATATCATTATACATATAATACTCCTATGCCTCCCCAAGTTTTAATTTCTTTACCTAACTCATCATATCTGTAATTTTCTTTTATCTCATTCCAAAACTTATCTACATAACAACCTTGCCGGTGGTGTTCTTCTGTGTCCCATATATCATGGAAACAAATAATACCTCCTTTATTTACTAAATCTTTGTATAGCTCATAATCTTTTTTAACTCCAGCGTAAGTATGGTCTCCATCAATAAACAACACATCAAACTTACCGCCTATATCTTTTCTTACTTCATGGCTGTTTCCAGTTATATAGGTTACATTGTCAAATCTTTCAGTGCTTCTATGATTAAGGTCTATTGATACTACCTTTTTACAGATACTTGCGAAAGCGTATGTACAACCATTAGAGTACGCCCCTATTTCCAATACTGAATTATATTTATTATCAATAATTATCTGCATTAACTCCGTAAACTCTTTTTGTTTCTGCTGTATTCCACGCACCATACAATCGTTATATATTTTCTCTAAATCCATTAGTTTAAATTTATTATTATTATTTGTGTTATCTCATCGGTTTGAAAAATAAACATCTCTTGAAACTTGTTAGTATCAAATTTAACCATATTTATATCATATCCCGTAAAATCTAAATCCATTTATTTTGGTTTTATAGGTTTTATAGGTTTTGGTTTCTGAACTATAATTTTTGGTCTTGTACATCCGCACATTATATATCGTATTTACGAGGGATATGGCATACATAATATCCCGCTGTTGTTAATTCTTTATAATCATTACTTAAACTTTTAAGCTGTTGTATAAATCTGTAATCCTCCGTATAGTCTGACTTTGCCCATTTTATATTTAACTTTCTTTTATGAATTATATTACTCGTTCCGCACTTACCTAACTTAATGTCGCAGTAACTTTTTTTAAATTCATTGCCTTGTAATTTTATGTCGTGAACAAAATACCAATCATTATTTGTAATCTCATTACTTAAATTAAATAAATAATCTTTAGAATAATAATCATCAATATCTAAATAAATAATATAATCTCCCGTTGCTTTCTGTATACCAAAATTCCTTACACCTGACCATATCTTTTGTTTAGGAACTAAATATAATACAATATCTTTATTTTTATCAATCGTTTTAAAATATTTTTTCAACAAGTTAATAGTTTTGTCGCATCCGTCGGCTATTATTATTAACTCCCAATTCTTATACGTCTGATGCAATACGCTCTCTATTGCTCTAATCAGTTTATCCTCTTTATCTGTTGCCGAGTTAGGATAGTCGCCCAAATAAGACGGCATTATAATACTAAACTTTGTCATTTAATATGCTTTCGTATTCTTTATATTTTTCAGGAAATCTTTTTTTTACTACTAAATTACTTACCCATGCTGGAGAGTGCCTGCAATTATAACCACCCATGTTTATTAAAGGGTTATATCCTTTGTTTTTGCCTTGCCATTCTTTATCCCTCCATTTCTCTGCATCCAACCGATGAAAACATTTGCCTATTTTCTCCTCACAAAACGACCTTGTCTTATCTATTTTACCCGGCAAATAAATAAAAAATTCCATTCCTAATTTTTGAGCAAATAAATCATCTTGCGCCCTCGACACAGAAAAAAAAGCATCGTGAGTTTCCATCTTCCAATAACGCAACATAGCACCATCTACATCTTTTGACCCCTCTATTAAATCTAAAAAGCCATTTTGAAATTCTTTTAGTGTTATGTTTTCAGATAATCCTTTCGCTACGTAATCTTTTAATTCTTCTTTAAATTTAGGTGCTGTTGCTAATCTATCGAGGTAACTCCCTTTTATTAACTGCCCATCTTTTGAAATTCCTATCCGGTTTGAAATAGTGTTTAGCTTGCCTTCAATTTTTTGAAATGTTAATGCTTTATTTCCGAACTTCTTAAAATAATCCTCTGAATAAACAACCATATCCAGCATATTTAAACCTACATTTTTAAATATGTTTTTTGAATATCTTTTTGCGAACATCTCAAAGATAGTATCCACCTCGTCAATAAGTCGTAGATTTTTGTTTGTAAAAACTATTTTCCCATTTTCAATATCAAATTTATTTAAATATTTCTTAAATACAAGTGCTGTCAATTCCTTTTGTATTGACTCCATTTCTTTATACGAAGTTTTAAGAGATTTGTCAATGTATTTTGTTCTCTTATTAAATAAATCTTCTATTTCTTTATCTATCGAAGCCATCTGTTATTCCTCGTCTCCTGTTATATTTAAATCTAATTCAGGCGTTGACGCTTCTAATTCATTCATTAATATATCTACTTTCGCGTCTATTAAGACTTTTTGTTTCTCAAAACTTAATTCATAGAAATTTTCATTTTCATTTTCTAAACTATCAAATATATTTCCAAAATTAGAATATAAAACCTTTACTCTTTTAGGTATTAAATTACCGCTCATTAGTGCAATCGTTTCTGCTTCCCCTTTACCACTGAATGGGTTAAATTTATCTCTCGTTTGATAGCGTATTAATTCACTCGGTTTCTCGTCAAACATAACTAACATTAAATCGTATTGGATGGCTCGTATAATGCTTTCGTTCGCACCTGATAATCTTGCAAAGTTTAATTCTGCGATTAGTTCTGATTTTGTTTTAAATTTAAAATCTTTCTCAACTGTTGCTGTTACAATTAAATTTTCATAACTATCAATAATCTTTGATATTGTTTCAATGCAGAACTTCCACGTATCTGCGAAATTAACAGCATAAGGATATAATGTATCGTAAATGCTTTCCATTCCTATATTTAATCCGGTTGCTGTCTGACTTATCTCTGACCGTGTATATGTATCCGAATTGTATATTGCCTCTTTGCAATTTTTAATTAACTCACTTAATTTTTCATTTGTAAATCTTATTCCATCAATAGGCGGATAGATATAAGCTATTAATGAAGATAGTTCTATCATTTCCTCCTTGCTATCTGGAAACGCAAACTCTAAAACATCCATTCCAGTTGTATGTACTTTCTGTCTTCCTGTACCTCCACACACTCCGCACGTGCTATTATCGGGCAAATATCCCTTGTTACAACCTTCAGCATTACATCTGTTTGTATAGATAAGTTTCTGTGGAAAATTATGAAGTGTTAATGTAATATCTAATTCAGAATTTATATTGATAATCTTATTCAGATAAGGCTCGGCATCCCACCAAAATGGAACGAATGTTCTTCCGTATGTAACACCATCATATTTGTACCCAAAACGCTTTGCTTGTACCCATCCTATATTATGTGCAATAGGTATTTCAATAGAATACAAACGACCTAATAAACGAATATACGTAATATTATCAATCTCTTTTGTATCTAAATCATTCGTAAGGCTTCCTAATATCTTTTCGTTAATTTGTGCTTTTAAAATTATATTTTGGTTAGGAGTATAAATACTATAATCAAATAAGTTTTTATATGTTTTGCTTTCTACCTCTGTAATTAAATAATTCAATATTCCATTGATATATTCGTAGTCGATAGCTTGTTTGCTGTTTACGATGAAAGGATAAGGCTCGGCAAGTAGTGTACCATCGGTTGAATTAAATTCAATGATAATCCATGCGTTTGGGTCGCTTCTATCGTAGTATCGTTGATTAGTTTTTATAAATTCATAAACACTTTTGTTTCCATAGAATTTATTTTCAGTTTCAATTAAATTATTTTCTTTGTTAGTATCCGTATTAACATAGTCGCAGTAGATAGCAGAAGACCTTGATACTTTATTTAAAATAAAATCGCACGTATGAATAACTGCTGGAACGATATGCGAAGTAATAATACACCGCTGTTTAAATAATTCTTCATCTTCCCTTGACCTAATTCTATGCAAGTAAGTATCTAACCCTTGACCGGTTGTATAAGCAAATGCTTTATTAAAAACACCAACAACATGATTATAATCCTTGTGCCTCTGCTTTGTCTGAACTGTATTTATTAAAGTAGTTTGAATATCTGAAATAACGTCCTGAGATAGCGCAGTTTTTATATAGTTTTCAGCCATGATTTTTTTTTGTAAATATAATTTAAATTTAATTCGTTTTAATAATTTTATATTAACTTTTATCTATTGAAATATCCTTTAAATGCTTCGCAAAGGAAATAACGCAAACAATCTAAATGGTGGCCATATTTTTCGTAAGTCTGTTTTGTTAGCTTATCAGTGAACTTCTCTTTTAGCATTCCGCCAGTAGCGTCTTCTTTTATGTTTTCAATATCGGAAATCAAATGTTTGCAGTTAGGACTTATAAATATATCTATCGGCATATTTCCACTGAAAATCTTATTTAAAAATATACGTGTTTTATTTACGTTCGGGTTTGATAAAGGAACTCTCATTGATGAATTATGCAACTGCTCTCGTAAATCTTGCTGAATAATATCGTAATCATTCCTATTATTCCTTGTATCTCGCTTTCTACCGCTAACATCTCCGTAAATATAAAGGCTCTGTTTTATATTTTCTTTTATCTCTCTGCATAATATCGGCGTCTTGTTGTTCGGGTTAGCAAGGGCAAATTCTTTAAATACATTGATAACATATCTATCTTCTTGTTTAGTTATCTGCGAACAAATGCAACTCAAATAAGGAACTACGTTTTGGTCGAATGATATATGTACAGGAACTTCATTTAATACCTCCATACTCCTTACATGCTTTGAATAATTAAATGATGTTATGAACTCACCCCCTGTCTTTATTCTACCCCACTTGCCCAAAACATAGATACGATACATATTCTCATCCCCTGCTATCCGTTCCTGTAACACTTTTAAATATTCATTGTCAAGGAAGTCATTATGCTCGTAGTTGCTCCAATGAATAAAACAATTATCTACTGTATTTTCAAAAAACACTTTATGAAGCCAATGTGTTTCATCTATGGGGTTGAATGTTATTATAATCTGCTTGTAATGTAGTGTCTCCCCTCTTAACCTTAAATCTAACTGGTCTAAATCCCCTTGCTCTAACTCTGTTGCTTCCTCTAACCACATACCTGTAACGGCGTGAATAGACTTAAGTTTTTCCACATCGTCTAATCCTGTCGTTATTATCTCATTTCCGTTTGTGAATTTAAAAGATTTATCGGTCAGGTTTATAGAACAATAATTCATTAAATCATTCTGTAATAATATTTCGTGAATTATTTTAAATACAGATTCTTTTATAGTCCTTGCAACTTTACGGACTAATAGAAACCGATGACCTTTTTCCGTTAAACATCTTTGAATTATTTTTTGAGCAGAAGTATAAGATTTACCACTACCTGCACCACCATACATGATTAGATACCTTGACTTTTTTTCAAAGCAGTCCGAAAAATGTGCTGAATATTCAATATTTTTATTCAATTTTCTTTTGGGCTGGAATGAAATTTATTGTTAATGATTCACCATCCCTCCCAGTTACCTCTGTAGCCTGTTTTGGCTTCCCATGTATCCTGTCATTTATCATTTCCGCACCTTGAACTCTGCGAAATTCTTTTGCATCGCCCGATAATAACAAACGACCGTATGCCTGAACAATTACGGGTATAGATGTATCTTTAATAAACTCTGTTAAGTCTTTTACTGGCAAACATTCAATATACTCCAACAACGACAACACCTCTCCTTTTGGTGGTCGCTTCCCATATGTTTTTTCAATGTAATCGGTTAAGGATGTTAAAATCTTTTTGTTTTTTCCTGACCGATTGATATTCTGCGGATTTTTTTGAAACCCATTTGTGTTATCTTTACCGCTTAATAGTCTCTTTCCCATTCGTTTGCTTTTCGTTTGCTTTTAAGTTGTTAATTAAAGTTTTTCTTCTTATCGGAGTGTTATACGCAAGCCTAAGATAGACGAACCAAATAACATATTAATTCTTTGATTTGAATATCATTTAAAATGACTTCATTTCCATCAATATCAATCCCAACACCTAATTGTTTTCTTGCTCCTAAGTCCTTTTGATTGTGAATAGGTCTTACTTTAATTTCCTTTCCAGTAATTCTGTTTTTAAATTTCTTCCAACTTGCCATTTTTATTTGTTTTGTGAGAAAGACCAGCGG